ATTTCGTATTTTAGGCCTAAGGTTTGGCGAGTTCTCGGCAAACCGAATCCTACAACCGGACTCATAAAGGACGTACCACGTAATACGTTTAAGCAGATCGTCCGAAAGGGCGTTCTTCCGCTTGCTGGACAGCCTTATCAAAACATGCAGATTACGGTCACTGTTGACGTACCTGCAGGAGCTGATACTGCTGATCCGGCGAACGTGCGGGCTGCTTTCTCAGCTGCTATCGGTGCGCTTTCTCAGGTTTCCGCAGGATTCGGTGACACAGCTGTGTCCAACGTCCTGGGGTAGCCATGACTAAGCGCTCGGTTGTACCTAGAAAACCGCGTGAGCGGACTGATCAAATGACGCTACCGTTGCTTTCCTCGTCCGACTCTGTCGGATCCGAGGAATCAATCAGCGCGTTAGATGATCCGTATTTTCCTAGTAGGCTGAGTGAGATGTGGCATAGATTAAAGTATGTTCTCACATACCCGATCTAAGCCATACCGTTAACGTGGTACATTGGAGATGCTATGCGTGATTACGCTAGTACTTTGCCAGTCACCCTAGATGCCGATCTGTTACGTGCTGGTTGGAATGGAACTATAAGTTCCTATCCTGGGATCCCTGTTAGGCAAGTTCTTATGCAGTCGATACGTAAAAGTCTCCTGAAGAAATTTCAGGATAACATTTTACCTTCGGCTGAAGAGAATGCACTTAACCTTTTCAAAAAGGTTAATGCAGCCTGTTCATATTGGTCTCTAGACACTTCCAGCATGGACCTGTTCGACGAGATAGCCATCAATGAGATGAAACATTTCATTGCGCAATTCTTCGTAAGCGAAGGGTTTTCAATCCTTAGCCCAAGTAGTATTGCAGATGGTTTTGGCGTCGGATCAGGAGCTAACATAGGTTCTTACTCTACCGATTTTATTTCTAAAATGGGTACGAGTACTATGGCAGCAACAGATCGTTCACTGTACTCTTTCTTTGTACAGGCAATAGGTCACGACTCTATCTGGTCGGATGTTGAATCTGTCCGACTTGAGCGTCGAGGAGTGTCTATTGTTCCGGGCAGTCGCTTAAGTTTTGTTCCGAAGACTGCGGAGATTTGCAGAACCATATGCACCGAACCTCTTTTGAATATGATCTTCCAAAAGGGGATAGAATCGGTACTTCTGAAGCAGCTTAAGAAGGTCACAGGAATAGACCTTTCAAAGCAGCAACGGAAGAACCGAATTCTAGCTCGGCTTGGCTCAGAGAGTGGAAAGTTCGGTACTATTGATCTTTCCAGTGCCTCTGACTCAATGTCAAACGGGCTTGTATCGATGTTCTTTCCTAGACAGGTTTTATACTGGCTAGAATTGACTCGTTGCAAGGAGACCGTCCTTCCAGATGGTTCCAGTTTGAAGCTGCATATGGTGTCTAGTATGGGAAATGCTTTTACGTTCCCATTACAGACGCTTTTCTTCTTTAGCATTGTCTACGCTGTCTACCGTTTGATGGATATTCGATTAGAGTACCCATTTGGAGACAGGCTGGGCAACTTCGCCGTTAACGGCGATGACATAATAGTTGATAACCGGGCTTATGACCGGGTTTGCAGACTATTAGGTCTATGTGGCTTCAGCGTAAACGTAGATAAGTCCTTTAATCAGGGCTTTTTCCGCGAGTCGTGTGGCCATGATTATTATCATGGCTACAACGTTCGAGGCGTTTATATCAAAACGCTAAAAAACGTGTACGACCAGTATTCTGCCATCAACAGACTCAATGTTTGGAGTGCTGAGCATGGGGTTCTCTTGCCTGAAACGATCCAATTTCTCCTTAAGGGCTGCCGATTCTTGGCGGTCCCCATGGATGAGTCGGACGTCTCGGGTATTAAAATTCCCTTGCGCAGCGTCAAGATCAGGAAAGTCAATCAAGATACGGGTGGTATAAAATATCGCTACGTACACTTGAAGCCTCTTGATTATGATGTTTCCAAGATTGGGTCACGCCCCCGTATTCGTGGATGGTTTGACAACCCATCTGCGATACACATGGCGGCTTTGGCAGGATACCTTCGGCGTGGTAAGGTGGCTCTTCGAGTTGATCGGCCACATACTACGGTTAGGGTAAGATTTAGTTCGCGTTGGGACTATATCCCGCCCGAGCTTGGCGTGAGCCAAGCTTTCGTGGAGAGATGGAAGTCTTTCTACGAAGTAAACCTCAACCTTTTGTAGGTTTACACACATCAGGCTAGCTTAGCCTGAACCCGGGATACTAGGGGTTATCGAGAACCTCATAAATTCTCTTTAACTTCTATTTTATTACGCCCTTGCATCCCGG